GTGTATCTATCATCCACCGGTCCATCCCCAACACGCCCGGGACGCAACAGCTCGCCGTGTACTACGAGGCTCGGGACCCCAACTCGTACAGCTTTGCGGACTCGACCAAAGTCTATGACTTGAGTGGGTCGGGGGTGACGGGGACCATCACCGGTTCGGGAAATACATTTGATACAACGTACAATGCGTGGAAATTTACAACCAGCTCGAGTCTCAAATCACCGGCATTATCAATATCGGGAGACTATGTGCATTCTATGAGTGTATGGTTTCGATTAACGAGTGAACCTTCCACGTGGAGTGGTGGAAGGGCTATAATGTCATTACACGCTGACGCTGGTATCTCTGTCAACAGTGAAGTATCTGCGCTTGTTGTTCAGACCAATGGAACCGTGAGGGACAATTTTTGGGGTAATGACATCGATTACAACAGTCCTTTTAAAATAAATACATGGCATCACGTTGTTTTTACATACTCAGGCACTTCTGGTACAATCGATACGCGAAAGATTTATGTCGATACAAAGTTACTGACGGGTGCGGTGACTAGTGGAGCTGATTATGGCGACCCACTCAGTCTTCCAAGCAATTCAAAATTTGCTGTGGGTGAAATGCCCGGTGTGGGGTTACAAGGTGCCGGTGACTTTGCTAACGCTCGTCTCTTCTCCAAGGCCCTCAACGCCGACCAAGTCCGTGAACTCTACGAATACGACGCCCCAAGATTCGGACATCGCACCAACGTGGTGGCCCTCCACAAGGGTAACCTGGGTGTGGGTGTGACCGCCCCGACGTCACGCTTCGAGGTGGCGGGTCGCGAGGATTTGCAGGAATATCCACCCAAAGCGATGACCGGGTACGAAACCTACATGGAGGGGCATGGGGTTTTTAGGGTGAGTCAGAGTTCCGAGGGATCCGCCAATGGTGTCGGTGGAGCGCAGGCGTGGAAAGCATTTGATGATATTAATGATGCGACTAATGATAATTATTGGAATCCAAATCACTCATTAACTAACCACAGATATGGTGGTACGGATGGTATATACACCGGTATACATTCATTTCAGGCAAATTCAGATTCAAGCCCCGTTGGTGGTGAGTGGCTGAAAATAGAGTTTCCGCATAAATTCAAACTTAATAATTTAGTCGTACAAGGACGATACAATTACACGGGAGCACCTGGAAGCGGTGAACAAAACCCAACCGACTTTAGAATCATTGGTTCCAATGATGATTCAAATTGGTACATATTGAAAACAGTCACGAACCAAACTGGTAGTCAGTATCCCGGAACAACTAACACAATCGATACTTCCCACCCACCGTATAAATATTACGTATTTCATGTTACTCACAACGCTGGATCCATTGCGATGTCTGTTGGTGGACTCCAGTTCTTCGGCACCCCCGCCCCCTCCGGTTTGGAGGACGGCCACCTGACCCTCGGCAAAGCTTTGACGGCCCCGCGTTTCACGGGTCACGCGGCGGGCGCGGAGACCCCACGGGCGGAGTCTCTCGTGGTTCACTACGACACGACGGTGGACAGTGTGGCTTCGGGGACGACCGTGGTGGACATCTCCGGGAATGGGATTAATGGGACTCTCACGAATGGGGCGGTCTACTCCTCATCGGAACGGGCGTTGAAGTTTGATGGGGTGAATGATATCGTGAGTGGGACATTTCCATCGAGTTCTGGTGATAATACGCTCAGTGTGAGTTGTTGGGTTAAACGAACTGTCGGTGCAGCAGTAAGTTGTCCGTTCTTCATAGGCGATGCCGCGACCGGAGAGGGTATAGGTTTAGATTTGTATAACAGTTCGGATACATACTGGTTTATTTTCGGTGGTAAAAATTTTTCATTTCCTGGTAAGACAGACACTTTTTTTCCAGTTGGTAGATGGACACACGTGGTCGCCACACACATAGCGGGCGCTGACTTTGCTAATCTTAATAAGTTATGGATTAATGGGGTGGACGTGACCAGCCAGGGGACATTCAGTGGCACGGGAGATCTCACATTAGATACATACGACACAATAACTTTGGGTGCCCGGGTAAATGCAAACTATTTGAACGGCTCCATCTCCAACTTCAAACTCTGGGGTGGTGTCGCCCTCACCGCGGAGGAGGTCGCCGCCGAGTACGCCCTCGGACGCACCGGGAAGTCCCTCAACGTGACCGATACGGCGGTGTGCTTGGGTGGGACCGTGCCGAGGGCGCAGTTGGATGTGCGGGGAACTGGTATGTTTGACGGTGGCCTCGTCATAAAAGTGGATAACACTGAGTACGCGAGAGATGGTGGTATTACGCTCTCACGCGCCGGTTTAGGTACGGCGGCAAATAAATACAGTAGCCAGCCGATTGTATTGGACGGTGGTGATGCCGGTGCGGTAGACGCTAACATTCGGGGTGGCGCCATTTGGAGTCAATGGGGTGGTGCGCAATACGGTATTGCCATGAAGGGTGCAAATTACAATAACACGTACCCGTATCTACAAACTCCTACTATGTTTGTCACGAATGATAAGGTCGGCATCGGGGTGGTGAGTCCGAATGTAGCGTTAGATGTCAGTGGGCAAGCGGCAATCAGTGCTGGTTTAACGTATGTACAAAAGTATAATGCCACTATTAATTCATTCACAGCTGGTAATTGGTATGATATTGGAGACTTTTCGGGGATGTCTAACGGTACATATCTATTGACAGTTATATGGGGTAATGATAATAATCTTGGTTATTATTGGTATGGTGGTGCGAGTGGAATAGTATATATTAGAGGAGACGCGGGTGCACTATATGACTTAGCACCTGGAGAATATCTAACTTTAAGTCATTGGTACCATCATCGTACCGTGAATCAATTTGATTTCCTGTTTGATAGTGATCAATCATCAAGTAATCCCCCCGGTTACGGAAATACAACTCTATTTGTTAAAGGATACCCATCAGCTCCTATTAATATAAATTTCACAACTCGCATGACCCTACTATCAGTCGCTTAATTCAATAAAATTAAAATAGTTTATTTATAATATATGAACGATCCATACATACCATCAGAATCAATCATAGATGGTGTTTGGTGTCGTTTCAGAGAACGGCGAGCGGAATTATTGGCTAAATCTGATTGGACGCAAACGCGCGATTGTCCACTCAGTCAAGATAAAATAACAGAATGGGCGGCATATCGCCAAAGTCTTCGTGACACACCCTCCACACAAACGATCACACTCGATGAAAATAACATTCCCAGTAAAATTGTTTGGCCAGTATCTCCCGATGGATTCTCGGTTGATGTGTTCGTACGGAGAAAACCTTCTGATTCAGTCGAAGAATCGACGACTCCGGACTCTACAACGGTCTAATCTTACAACGTAGGACCACGCATATTCCCGAACGCCACGTACCATTGTGGCTAAAACTCCAACTCCGTAACTAAACGCTTTCACCCCGAGTTGCTTCGCAACTCCTCGCCAAACACATTTAATAATTCTCTCCCGATATATTAAATGTCTATAGAGTCTCCGGTTGGAACTTTAGATATTAAGAACGCCGCGTACCATTGTGGCTAAGTCCCAAGTGACGTACTCGTATCCAACCTTCCTAAAGTCTTTCAAACTTTGTCAAGCTTAAAAATAAACTCTCACTATAGTATAAAATGTCTGGTGGTATCGCTCAGCTCGTGGCCGTGGGTGCCCAGGATGCCCACCTCGTTGGTGACCCGGAAGTCAGTTTCTTCCGATCTTCGTACAAGCGACACACGAACTTTTCCCAAACCGTCGAACGTCAAGTGATTCAGGGCAACCTCTCCCAAGGTGGTATGTCCTCGGTTCGCTTCGAACGCAAGGGCGACCTTTTGGGTTACGTCTATTTGACGTCCATCGCTTCGAACGCGGCCGAGACCATTGATTGGTCGACGCTCATCGATAAGGTTGAACTTTTGGTCGGTGGTCAAGTCATCGATGAACAAGATGCCTTCTTCTCTAACAAGATTGCTCCAGAACTGTTGGCGCCCGGTCTCGCCAAGTCGGTGGCTGGTAACTTGTATACCGGTGGGGCCTCCAAGTTCTACCCGCTTCGCTTTAGCTTCTGTGAAAACTGGCAATCGGCCCTCCCACTGGTCGCTCTCCAGTACCACGATGTCGAACTCCGCATCCGATGGGCGACTAACGTCAACGTCGACAGCTCTGCTCGACGCATCGAGTGCTACGCGAACTACGTCTACTTGGACACAGATGAACGTGAAATGTTGGCTCGCGAACCGCAACAAATCTTGATCACACAAGTCCAAAAGGCGACCAAGTCTTTGTCCAAGGTGCAAGAACTCAACTTCAACCACCCGGTCAAGTTCTTGGCGGCGAGTAACGTTGTTGCCAATAGCGTCAACACGAACGCGAATCGCATCAAGCTCCAAATCAACGGTACCGATGTGACCGACTTCAAGTTCACGAACCCACACTATTCGTCCATCTCCGCCTACTACCACGCTCCCCACTCGGTTGGTAACGACGACCTCTACTTGTTCCCATTCTGCCTCGACACTACCAGGCTGCAACCGACGGGTTCTTTGAACTTCTCTCGTCTCGATTCTGCTCGCATGGTCAGTGAAACGAACAACTTCAAGGATGATATCTACGCTGTGAACTTCAACATTCTCAGAGTTGAAAATGGTATGGGTGGCCTCATGTACTCTAACTAAGTTTGCCCTTCTAAACAATATATTTACTACTATTAAAATGAACTTCTGGATAATAGTCTTTTTAATAGGAGCCGTTTTTGTCTTGACCTACAACCCAAAGTCCAGGACACTCGAAAAGATTGTCCAGGTCCAGCCGAGACAAACTCAATGTGAAGCCGAACGCTACCAACGTCTTCAATTCATAGGTGGAGATGATGCCTGCACCGAAAAGGGTAAGACCAAAATGGGTGCAATTATTTCTGCTTAAAAGTTTTACACAATGAATATACATAAAATGCTTCCCCTTGATCGTGAGACTATGATGATTGTTGGTGTTATCGTTTGTTTGGGTGTCGTGGCTTACATGTTCCATGACATGCGAAAGACGAAGGAAGATGTACACGCCGTGAAGACCTTTTCTTTGAATTTGATGAAGAATTTGACGATCGAGCACGTCGAACCAGAACCCACGCCCGCGCCAGCTCCGGTGGCCGAGGAGAAAAAGGATGAATAAACATATTCGTTTATTATAACTTGCTAAATGAGCAATGAAGAAATACAAAGCAATCGCCATCCCAGTAACCTTTGAGGGAGATCGCCCGAGATTTCTCACCGTGAGAGATCGAAGGTTTAAGGATTGGATTTTTGTCACAGGTGGATGCCGCCGACGTGAAATTTTCAATCCTCTCAGATGTGCCCTCCGCGAATTGGAGGAAGAGACACGAGGTGTAGTGTCTTTAAAGAAAGGTGAATACACCGAATTTAATTTTACAGTTAAAGAAAACCCAACGACCGACCTCATCTATAATGTGTACGTGTTCTTCGTGAATTACAAACGCCCAGAGCAGATGAATCTCATCAAGAAGTTTAACGATGAAAAGATGAAGACAAACTTGAAAAAGATTAACAAAGAACCAATCAAAAAGACGTTCGATGAAAATGATTTTATGAGTTTTGATACATTAGAGGAGTTTAATACTAGAAAGAGGTGGGACCTCATAATTAAGAATGTAATACAAAATCCAGAATTCTATTCGTGTGTAACTTCGCTTAATAGAAAAACCTTTTCTATAAAATAGAATGAAGTCGAAAGCTTACATTTTAAAGCAGATCAAAGATCTTCTTATTGATAACAAGGCGTACAGTGAAAAGCGTGCAGACACGTACATTGAAGATGTCAAGGACAGAACCGTGTATGAGCTTCTTGTTATTAAAAAGGACATTGCTTCTCAGATACGAGAACAAGCTGACGTGTCTTGTATGCGATCGGTGCAATATGATCATCATCAAGATGATTAAAAGAATGAGACTCAATAAGGGTAAGTATGTTCAAGGTGTGGTGCTCCAAGAACAAATTTAATAATGGAAACAACTTATCACATGTGCTCATGGACGGAGGCGTCTTATCCGTGCCATTTGATAAAGTTGACGAATTTTGCGATGAATACGTGAAAGCCATCGACAACAAAGAAAAATTATACCTGGTCGAACAAAAGAGTCCTACTTATAATTTCTTTTTGGACATCGACTATAAAGATCAAGAATCCCTTGATCTCGAACAGATACAAAAAATGTGTCGCATCATCTGTGATAAAGTTAAATCTTTTGGTGGGCGAAATTGTTTGATATGTGTTTCTAAACCAAAAGATGTCGGAGAGGGTCTCATTAAAACGGGTATCCATCTAATATGGCCGGAGTTTGTTGTCGATCAAGAATCCGCGTGCAATCTCAGAGACCATGTCGTCGCCACACTGTCTTCGGTATTTCGTTCCAAAAGTTGGAATCAAATTATCGACAACTCGGTCTACGGCGATGTCTCGAAGCGAACGAAGGGGAGTGGTTTTCGAATGCCGTGGTCGTACAAAAAGGGTAAACACATCACGTGTCAGGGTCAGGGTTGTTCCGAATGTGGACAGACTGGTAAAATTACAGAATCTCCGTACCTTCCAATCTTCATGTATGTCTACGGACCCGTCATGTGTATGATGACACCACTATCACAAGAACCCAACGTCGACATTCTCAAGGCTTCCATCGTGAGAACCAATAATCAGACCGTGACGAGAGTTCCGTCGCTGGACGGTAAAAAGAAGAAGGAAGGATCCTTTTCACAAGCTGAAATGAAAGATGAATTCAAGGATGACGAAGTCAAGGCTTATCTCGAAACATTCATTCGTAAAAACATGGAGGGTCAAGAAGATGCTCGGATCACTAAGATGTTCAATCATAAAAACTTCTTTTTGGTGTCCACGACATCAAAGTATTGTGAAAATCTTCGAAGAGAACACAACTCAAATCACATTTGGTTCCATGTGGTGGGTGGTAGTATAGTTCAAAGGTGTTTCTGTAGATGTGAAACAATCAAAGGACGTTACCACGGATTTTGTGCAGATTTCAGGGGTCGAGAACACCGACTCACCGACACCATCGTCAAAAAGCTGTACCCAGATGAGAAGCCACCACCCAGGACAAAGACACCACCACCCAAGAAAATGATCGAAACGAATCAGGGCATCCAAGCTCTTGAAGCCTACATAACTAAATGTATAACTCCGATAAAAATCATAAAACTCACAAAGAATCGCACAAAGTACGTCGCAGAATCAGATTCGGGTCAACTCAGTATTGATAAGAGTTTTATTGAATTTAAGGAAACGGGACAGAAACATATTTTGAATACAAAATCTAGGGAAATTTTATTTCCGGTTAAAAAATAAGATGTCGGTTGCACTGTTAGCAGCCGCCGCATACTTGGCAAAATCACTGATCCACAAAGATGTTCATCTCGATAGTCTGACAGAACACATCAAGAAGGCGCACGAGTATTCGGGTCTAGATAAAGAGAATTTTTACGGGTTCATTACAAACTTTAATTTGTACAAAGGGTGTATTAATGATGTCGATCTCGCCTCTAACTTTCTCTACAAGTCTCTCGAACACCTCGAAAACATTGGAATAATGACTGAATTCCAGGAGGAAATCGCAGAACTCTCAAAGATAATAGGTTATTTCGCAGAAAAAGAGATTATGAATGTCGCTATTAATAAAAACACTGCGTTCCATCCGAAATACTTAAACAGTAGACTATAATAGAAGCGATGATTTCCAGATCTGGTCGTGTTATTAAGAAGCCTGAAACGTACACCCCCCAAGAGAAGGTTGAGGATGATTACGCCGATGACGAATACGATAGCGACTACGATGGGAGTGATATCGACACGGAAGAGGAATATTATTCTGACGACGACGATGAAAGTGAGTGCGAAGATGAAGAGATGGATGAAAATGGAAACCTCAAGGACTTTATCGACGACGATGAGGATGACGACGAAGATGAGGAATTTTAAGCTTAAAAAAATCAACGTATGTATAAAAAATGGAAGCAGACATTGGCAATCCCATTGAATTTAACAAGAACGAGATCGATCTTGGTCGTGATGACATTCGTGATCAGGATCAAGAGCAACAAGATTATTATGCTCCCCAACAGATGATGTATCCATCCATGATGTATCCATCACCGATGCAACAGCAACAACAAAAGGTTGATATTTTTGCCAACATTGATAAATCAACTTGGATCATTGGATTTGTTGTATTTTTGTTGGGATTCTTCATGGGTAAGACGATGCAACCAGTGATTCTTAGGCCAGGATAAGGGGATATCCATAAATCCAATCCGTGTGATCGTGTGGAAAATTACCAACAAACTCACCAGTTGAACCACGCTTTCTATC